CACATTATTTCGTGTTTATTCATCGACCCATTGGGACTAATCCCATCAAGTAATCTAAACCTGTTTCGTTTGTACAAGAATCCACAAAAGAAGGATGCTCCTTTAAAAAGGGAACATCCTCTTGTGCGTCTTTAATAGCTTGATACGAGTCTGAAGCGTACTCGCAAATGTAATGACGCTGTTGATCAGTGTCATGATACCCTACGGTATAGTGTGACAGGGGCATGATCTTTCAATCCCTAATGTGATACTATTTAGTATAGCATATAAGTACAATTACGCAACGTGAGGAATCACTTATAATGATACGATGCCTTATTAGTCTTACCTAATTTACCACTTCTTACCTTAGTACCTGAAGTTTCACCATCTCCTTTAGGATGTTTACCTGCAGCAGACTTACCTATGTTAATTGACTTTTCAGGTTTCTTAGACTGGGTATCATGTAACCTTGCTGGTTTCTTTTTGTCTTTTGTGATAACTGATTCTTGACCGTGCTTTCTACCAAGACGACGCATTGTTTTACCAAACCTACGTTTTGACATCTTATCGGGTTTGGAAGTTTGGTAAGAGACTTCTCTACCAGTACCTTCCTTTCCGTCATCACTCTTGTACTTGTATTCACCAACACCTTTCTTATAACCTATACCTTTCTTTTTCAGATCCTTCTCAAGACCTTTTCTCTTTTCACGATTCTTTTTCTCATCACTACCACGGTCAGCAGAAATGTTACCTGTAACCTTAGTCTTAGACTTAGTTAACATTCTGGTTGTTGGGTTGCCCTCAACTATGTTGATAAAATCTTGATAGTACATAACCTTTAATTGTGCTTCTGTTGCTAACTTATTTGCCGTAGCATACATGACTTGCTTGTCACGTTGACCATATAGTCTCTTAAAACGATGAGCACTTTTACGTTTCATCCCTTTAACTATACGTTCTGCCTCTTGATTAACGGCTGGCATCTTAGCCTCCAACCACTTGTACTTCTTCTATTATAACTGCACTAGTTGCTGCAGTAATTTTAACAGCACGTTGTATTAATGCTTTTCTACCTGATGACCATGTGTAAGTACTAGTAGCAGATGAATCAATATCTGTACTTAACATACCTAAACCGTTATCAGCAGTTATCTTTTTACCAACAGTACCAGCAGATAAGAAAGCAGCATTGATAGCAGTGTCTGTTCCATCATCAACTACAGCAATATAATCTCCCACAGAGAATGGATGATTTGCAGATGTATCTTGAAGGAATGTTCCTAAATGATAATCAGCAGTTGAATCATCAATTGCTTTAACTACTTTAGCCTGACCTGGTTTACCACCTTTCAAAAGAACAGGTGAATTTGCAAACACTTGGATTACAGGACCACCATCAAATTGAACTGTTGATGCAGAAGTAGCACTCACTCTATAAAATCCAGTTTGAATAACTTGATATTCAGATTGAGATGCAGTTATTGCGTTTGTGCTCAATACATTAAGTACAGCCATGTCGTGTCGAGTTAGTTAGATTCCTTATTATTTAGCTGTTTTTGTTGCTTAAGAAGTTTCTGAAGGTCTGCAGTACTCCCTACAAACATAGCATTAGTGACATTTGTTGGTCCTTTTTTTTCTTCTTTATCTAATTCTTTCATCTTCCCTTGCAGGTCGATTAACTTGTCTGTCGTATCTGCCACGTGTTTGATGAGTTGACCAGCAACTTCATAAGCACGAGGATGATCACTTGCTCGTGCCACATCAAGTATACCATCGACTGCCTCCTGTCCTTTCATTACTAAGCTATGTAGTTGAGCACGACTCAACTCATAGTCTTGCTGCACATCAGCAGTTTCACTCTTCTTAAGTTCTTTTGTCTTTTCTACATGCTTTTGAAGTTCTGAAGGTTCAGTACCAAATGCATCATTAAGTCCACTAAAAGGATCTGACATAATTAAATTACCTCATCTGTACCACTTACAGGATTACGTTTTTTGACATCTTGGAAATCGGAATACAATTCACCGAATCCAAAGTCATCGGAAGAATCTATAAGAGCAGCATCTGCTTCATCTATCTTAAGTATACTAGCACCAGCAGTATGCTCTGCTATTGTACTACTATTCCATCCCCTAGAAACATGTACTGTGCTACCAACAACTCTATTGATATGCATAACCTCTGTACCAATCTGGATATCATCTCCTTGTGATAAACCTGTTACACTTCCAAGGGTAAAGATACCAGCAGTAAGATCTACTGCATTAGTAAGAGTTGTAATTGCTGCTGCATCCTGATCTCTCAAGGCAGTAGGTGTAACAGTATAACGTTTTTCTCTTGGTGCTTTTGTAGTATCTGTACTGGTATAGTAATCTGTAATTGATTTCCTGATGACTTTCTTGTCTGTAATGGGACCGTATAGATAAGTCTTTGCAGTAAATGTTAGAGTGTATATAATTGCTCGACGATTTGCGAAGTCTCCTTCATAATCATCTTCATAATTAATTGAGTTTAATACTACAGGAACGTCTTTTGTTTCTCCTATTGATGGTACTAATTTAACTGCGAGATTATAATGAGGTTGAAAGAAAGGAAGAATTTGTTCAATAATTTGTAGTCCATCGTCTTGGTTCTTTGATATAATTGCCAATTCAAATCCAATATTGTAAGGCACAGGCATAAAAGCGTTCTTGTTTTCATCTACATCTTTTTTAAATTTAATCTTTTGTGTAGGTGATACCTTTCTACCAGGATCATAACTTATACCATTAATTTCAAATGACAATCTAGGTAAGGTTATTTGAACCCTCTTATTAGTAGGATCAGGATTCTGATCTAATCTTGCTAAGAATTTTTGTTTTGGACCATAAGCAAGAGGAACTTTCATCACCTCATCTTGTCGTCTTAATTCAATATTATTGAATAAAGTACCAAAGGCAACGATAGTCTTGCGAAAGATTTCGTGGTATGAATAAGTTCCTAACATCAGATTGTAAGATCAGTTGTACTTCCAACACTTCCAAATGGGTTGGATTCAGTAAAGTCTATAATATCATTATCAGCAGTCTCAAAATCGTTATTTTGATCATACTCTGTATTTTGATTATTTATTGTATTGTAACTAGCAGTAGTCCAGGATGCTGATGAAGTTCCACCAGTAACCGTTTCTGGAATAGTAAATGTACCAGAACGATTTATAACAATAAGAGTTCTAGTACCAGAATCCCATGACTTAACTTCAGCAGTTACATTAGAACTACCTCCAGTAATTGTCTCACCTACAGTAAAGTCACCAGTTCCACCAGCTACGAGACCGACTGTAATTGCATTAGCAAAGGCAGTCTCGATAGCATCAAGTTCAGCAAGACCAGTATCAATCTCCTCATCGCTGTATTCAAAGAGTTCACATTGACATTCCCAAACGTAACCTTTACCTAACTGATAGAAAGGACGTTCGACTTCTACAAACTTTATTTCAAATAAATGCTTTGTTATTGGGAACCAAATTAGATCCCCCTCGTTGGGTCTTCCTTCGACATTAAGGACTGTAGAGTCGTCAACTTTTTCTTTAAACTTTTCACGGGAGAATATAAACGTCGTTTTATCTTCGATGCGTACTCCAAATTTGCTAAGTAACTCGCCTTGTCCTTCCCATCCTTCGACATTATTGACGTAGGCTCTGATTGGTTTTGCAGACTCGAACTTACCGTCCGAATCTTCCTCAAAGATCGTGTCACGATTGACGATAGTCCTCGGTACATAATATATGTTTTGCCCATAAATTTCAATTGATTCTACGATAAGGTTTTCCATGAACTTCTGCTCTTGAGCAGACCCGTTTATATTTAAACGTGCAGAGTTCGTATAATCTGATTGTACATAATCTTGTGCTGGAGAGTTTGATATTGCCATTAGTGATTACCCCACTAAGTCCATAGGTGGAAGTTCGTAACGATCACGAAGTTCTTTTTCAAGATCAAGTTTAAAGGTAGATCCATCCTCAAGTATCTGACGACCATTAAGTGTTACTCCTCCTAACATTTGTATACCGTCATACTTACTTAAGTTACGACCCCATTGCTGTTGGAATAATGCTTCCACATAATCTTTCAACCAGTTATCATTATACATCGCTGTATATGTTTCTGGGTCTTGACGCATATTAC